CTCCAGAACAAATTAAGCAGGTTCGCTTTTCTTTCGTGTTGGCGTCTGTTACTAATCCCCATCCATCGCAAAGGGGGCAGATAGAGCGTTTACCGCTTCTCATACGTTTTGTTGGATACCATGGGCCTGCGCTCACTAGATTGTCTGTTTAATTGGTACTGATCTCACTATCGAAAATCCCATGTCCTTTGCCCATATTGTATCGGCTTCGATTTTAATGTGTCCCTCTTCGGAAACCGGAAGCCAAAAACGTTCGTCAAGAAATGCGGTTATTCCGTTATCGTATGCCCACTGATCTACATATCCTTTTCGGCCGGCCTGATGGTGGACTTGAGTTGCTTTGAGATTAGGGAATACCGCGCATTGCTTTCCTTCCAGGAATATCTTTCTTCGTTCCGAGTATATTGGATTCTCTGCTTTACGTTTATCACTTACGGGCTTCACGCTCTTCCGGGGTAAGCTGTTCTTTTCCTTTTGCTTGATTGTCAGCTTATTATGTTTTTGAAGTGCCATTTTTTCGTCCTCGGCAATCTTTCTGATAAGCCTATTGTGACGAGCGCAAAAGTCTGTTCTACCTTCAACAAGGCTCATGCAGTAATCGTCAGGTTCTTGCCATGCGCAGGTTTTCATTCGTGCCAGTCGTTTTTAATCCATCTGACATACCCGACACCGGTTATCAATACCCCGTTTTCAGTCTGAGTTATCCGGGTTCCTGATGGCATTACCCTTGTAGTGTTTAGATCAGGCTTTAATCTGAACCACCAAATGCCGTTGCTGTAGTTTCTCATTCCCTCGAACGATTTGCTGACCGGATTATTAACCCTCCAACTATCCCCGCGCTGCTTACAAGTATCAACATGAAAATTGTATTAACGCCTGTTGTAGCATCATCGAACGCCTGCGCTGCTGTTGGCACTAACGCGAAGATAAGAATAACGGCTATCGAAAACCCACAGAATATCGCAAGGGCTATACCGCGCCAGATGTTGTAGGAGGCTTCCTTCTTTACCCTCGCTTTTTGGATTTCGTAAGGAAAGCGTTCTATCATTGTCTTTTTCATTTCTTTGTAAGTTTATAGTGATAAGTTTTACCATCGCCAGCGCATACACTTTCGCCCGGCTTTAATTTACGCAAGTCAATGCGCCCTTTGTGAACTACCTTTTCGATGGTGTGCGTTTCTCCGTAGCGTTCTTTAACTCGCTTGAGGTCTTCCGGTTCTTGAATGTCCCATTTCATCGGTTATCGTTTTTAATGTTTCTCTGCTGTCCTTTCATCCATTCGTTTAAAGAATCTTCGTAGACCTGAGTGCTGTAGCCTTTGAGTGATCCGGGCGTGGGTGTTCTCCAAAAGCAAAGATTAGAATTTAAATAGTTCTCAGGGTTCAAATATCGTAAACGCTGGAACTTGTTGAGTCTGCTGATTGTCGACATTATAAGTATACGTTTTTAGTGATTTTAATCAACGAGGTCTTGTTTTTGTTCTTAGTGACCTTTGCATTAAGCATTGATAACAAGTAATTATAATTGATTCCGTGCGCGTCTGCCGCATCCTTAATGCAATCGTAGTAAATTCCGGTTTCTGTATTAAGAAGGCAAACTGCCCCTGACCCCTTCCCACGCTTTTGAGGGACTGCCGCGCCTATTCTGTGGGCGTGATCTACATTATGCTTTGTTGTGCACACCTCCAGATTTTCCTCAGCGTTATCCCATCGAATATTATTCTTATGATTCATTACCATCCCTTTAGGAATGCCGCCTTTGAACGCTAATCCTATTGCCGTATGTCCGTGCATAGGGAAATCCTTATGAGTACCGTTTTCAAATACAGCAAGGTTAAATCGTGGATATACATTCGCGGTTTTCTTTTCGGTCAATATCCTTTCAGGCATAACTGTAGGGTGTTTGTGCTGTCTTATATGCTGTAAAATCTTTAACCTTCCGCGATTTGAGACTTGATACCGCCCCCAGAATCCGGGCACATCTCGCCACTCTTCACGGAAAATAGAACGTATTAGCTTGGCCATAGTGTTTTATTCTTTAGTCTTGGGGTTTAAAATTGGGCACCAGTCGGTAGGAGTTTCAGCATCTTCCGGTAGATTGCCTTGCATCGGGCCTCCTATGAAATTTCTTTTAGCTTCTGGATGCGTGCAATTATGCGCGTACAAAGGCTCTCTACCGCTTCGTACAAGTTGTGATTTATGGAAGTCGCAACCAAGGCAAGTAGTTCCTGATTTAGTGTAATTGTATTTTCTTGGGCCGTTCATGTCAATGTTTTGTATCGTAGTGATGGCGATGTATAACGCCCGTTCCTTGCTCCTGTAATTGTGTTCGCTCGAATCCGGGGCCGACCTTAGTGCCTCCTCCGTAACTCAATTTAGGCGCGTACATCATGTAAAGAATTGTATCAAGTTGCAGTACGTTCATTTTCTTTCTGATGCTATGAACGACTTTGATAAACTGGTCTTCTGTTGGTGGCTTCTCTCCTTGTAATTTATGCTGACTTATTTGCAACCTCTCAATCCTTCGCAATAGATCAGCGTTAAAGCCAGTTTCCTTTTCAAGAGTTTCGTAGATTTCCATACCTCAATTTACCTGTTTTTCGTATTCTTTCAAACGTTTTCTGCTGTAAATCATGTGGCTACCGTTCTTTGTAACCTTGCGATACCGGTACACGGGAGGGATCATTCCGTCCCGCTCCATCTCTCCGATTCTCGTTGAGAGCTTGCTGCATCCAACCTTCAGGAATGCCCACGTTAAATCAATAACGCATCCAGCGTCAAGGGCGTGTTTGATCTTTGCCTTTTGTGTGTCTGTTTGGGAAGTGTCTTTCATGGGTTTAAGAATTTATTTTTTGCGTTCATTTCATTTAAGTAGTTCCGGCATTGCTCTATACGAATGTGGGCGGCTTCAATCAGTGCATCGTCACGTTCTATCTTAAATTCAATCCACCTATCTTCAATAGGTATATCTCCGAACGTCATGTTCTTTTCAATTTGCTCACAACCTGCAACATATTCAGGATCAATGTCTGGATCAATCAATCCGAGCGACCAGCTTAGTTTCCGCTTTGCGTCATCAATATGTTTCTGAGGCGTATCAACTAAGCAATAAACCAGGCCGGCCTCCTTCGCTCCTGTTAAATCCATGTATGCCTGAAGCTGCCATTCATAATCTTTTTTAACAGCGTTATGAAACACATCGTAAAAAGTGAATATGTCCCAAGAGGTTTTAATGTCTTTGATCTTTGTCGCGGTCATGATGCTTTCACCTTCGTATAGGTCGGGCGTACCAATCAGGAAATCATTGCTGATCTTTTCGGTGTTCTTTTTGTAGTAGGTTTTTGTAACACGGCTGTAAAGGGTGATGCTCTCCTCCTCCTGAGCGGTTCCCTTCTCCATGTACTTGTTGGTAAAATCCCGCTTCCTTCCATAGGTTTCATTTATCCAGCATTCAAGCAAATGTTTCTTTGCCGTTTCTCCTATGTTCTTACCTGACCTGTCGTTAGTCATGATCTTACCCAAAGAGGAGGGATGAAATTTATATTCTTTGAAGTCTGCCATTACTTTTTATTTTTCAGTTCCTCCTCCTTTGCGAGATAGATATCAAGCTGTTCGGGTGCTACGTGCTTTTCAACTGCTTTCAATTCCTTTACGGTCTTTGCGTCCTGAATCATCAATATAACCCGCTCCGCTTCTTTGTCGATTACCGGCTCCTCGTTGTCAACGTAGGTTACATCTTGCGTATCAACGTTGTTTACTATCGCCTGATCAGTAATAACCGCCCGTTGCATATCCACCGAAAGAGGGGCGAACTTTGAAAGCAATAGTTTCAATACGGTTTTAATTGCCATCGCGTCAAAATCATCTTTCCAAAGGCCGTAGCCTTTTTTATAGGTTTGGCTGTACTTCCCACCATGCGCTTGAAGCTCCTCCACCGTTGCATACAAAGTCTTTTCAAACCCGTTCAGCAGTTGGAAGTAGGAGGCATACCCGATGATCTTTTCAGAAGTCTTTTTGGTGAAATCAAACTGAAATCCTGTTAGCGGGTTTTGCTCCACCAGTTGCCCCTCAAATACCGGGGTTGCGCTGATAGTCTTAAACTGGCCGGAACGCTGCGCGAGCTGAATAAAGCCCTTGTAGCCCATTTGAAATTGCGCCACCTGTTTATACGTCCCGTCCTTTTGCTTTTGATTGTAGGGCACGATATAAGCGAAGCCGAGGTTATTATTCAACGGTAGGTCAAGCGTGGCCGCTACCGCTGCGCTGTGGTAAACGCTGTGGGGTTCGGCTTTCGCTAGTAAATCGTTCGAGGCTACTATCTGAAGCACGGAGGTAATGAAACCTGCCGACCGCTTACCAAGTAATTCCTGGAACTTGTTCCGGACTTCATCCCGTCCGAATAGGTTTTTTACTGTTAACTGTGTGTTTGTCTCCATTGTTTTCCCCTATTGTTCGTGTGAAAATTAAATCTAAACCTTTTCGGTGACGTCTTGTGTCAATCTCGCTTCCTCAAGCTCAAGCCACTTCTTAGCAGTCTCAAAAGCAAATACCCGCGACACTGATTCATAGTTGCCATCGTTAGGAAACTCGCTCGTATTGTTCCAGAAGTCAGCTTCCCATTCTTTCAGGCTACGATTGTAACAGCCTAAACAGATTCTCTTTTCTCCTTCCTCTGTGATGAAAGGAATTGTAACGTATTTGTAAAGTCCGGTGAATACTTGGGCTGATTTGATTTTATGGCCCCGTAGGTATGCGCCCCGTAGGTATGCGCCCCGTAGGTATGCGCCCGGTAGGTCTGCGCCCCGTAGGTCTGCGACCTGTAGGTCTGCGACCTGTAGGTCTGCTTTTTTCGATACTGCCTCAACCAGTGCCTTTCTTATCGAATTGTTTTCTACATCGTACTCAAAAAGCACTGCTCCGAAGATTGATTTTATTTCTATTTTCATTGGTTAGAGTTTTAAGAATTGAATTGTAATGTAAAGTCCATAGTCAACTACCGCTCCCACCGCTACCCATGTAAGGGAGGTTTCTAATTTAGAGGGCTTCATTTGCTTTTTGTATTAGTGATTCTAACGAAAATTCAAGGTTGTTAAGCTCTGTCCTAAGATCAAAGTACTT